ATTTGTATAGGGGTGCTTATGAAGGTGATATCTCGACATGGTTGTATTTCGATTTAGCACTTCCTTGGAAGTTTGTATGTCCTATGAACAAGTTTTATTATGTAAATGATATATTATCACCGTTCCAAGTGGAAAAGATATATGAAGAATTCACATTGACAACATTGAGTTGGAAATACTTGCTACCACAGCTTTCAATAGACTTATATCCAGCACTTATGCCTATTGAGAGAGTAGGGGAAACACACAATAATCGTCCTGTGTACGAGCCTTGGTTAATCTGGGGTGTGATACAGTTTATGGCAAATAAGACGCAGGATAAATCAGATGACGAGTTCCCAATACCAGTATTTGACTTGTCTCCTTGGTGGGGATAAAAAGGAGGTTTATGAATGGCTGGAGATAGAATCACGGAAAAGTGGGAATATAAGACAGACATCATAACTTCCTATGATGGGCATGAACAAAGAATAAAGACAAGACAGTACCCAAGACATTATGTGTCCTATGATTATCCTGCAATGAATTGTTTTGAGGCACAGTGGCTTAGAGGGCTTGGAAGATTGAGACAAAGTGATACATATTATATTCCTATGTGGCATAATGTGACAAGACTTGCAGAAGATTTCCCAGGCATGGGAAAAAGTTTATATATAAACAAAGAACATATGTATAGCTTTGATGATGTTGAGTGGATAGAGATATTCGTAAAAGATGACCCTAATCAGTTTGGGGTAAACATGGTATTAAGAGTAGAAAATTATTTTGACCAAATAATCGGATTGAAAAAGGTATTGACCAAGCCTTTGTATAAAGAAAATACATGGATATATCCTTTGAAAAGATGTTCTATACAGCCTATGAATGGCTTTCAGTATATATATTCAAATGGAGCAAGTGTGACACATAGTTTTGAGGACTTGCTTCGTAGACCAGTGAATCTAAAAATACCCGATAAGTGGGTGGCAGACTTTGAAAAATATCCATTAAGAAATAAATGGAATCTGCCAGAACATTATGATAATAGGGAAGTTTTTGTGGCATCTCCACAGTGGTTAGACGATGATAGTTTGTCTTTGTCGGTGGATAAAGCAGTAACAAAGATGGACAATGAAACAGGACAATTCTTGTATGATTTGAAGAATGAAAAGTCTTATGATGTTCATACAATGGAGCTTATCCTTATGTGCAAAGAAGCAATAAATAATATGCAACGATTTTTCAAAAGAGTTAGCGGCATGTATAAGAGTTTTTATGCACCAACATGGGCAAATGACATAGAGTTGTTGCAGGACATAGAGGCACAGAATAACTATATATACACAAAATGGAGCAATATATCTGATTTTTACCTATCCAATAAGAGGAACAAAAAACTTGTTATTTTTACAAAGGATAAACATAGCTATATACTTGATATATTGACATATGGCTATGAAATGATAGACGGAGTAAAAGTTGGCAAAATAATGTTTACAAATCCTTTGGGCATGAATATTCCAAAGAGTAATGTTCTTATGTGTTCCTATTTCAATCTTGTAAGATTTGATTCAGATGAGTTGCAACTGAACTATGAATCAGATATAGTGGCAAATGTAAGTCTGGTATTCAGAGAAGTGGACGAGTAGGTGATTATAATTGTCATATCATACAGATGAAATATCGGTTGATAGTGGTCAGCCGATAGAACTTTATTTATTTACATATGATGGTGTGAACTATGCCTATACAAGTTCCACATATTCACAATCACAGCATGGTTTCATCTTCAATCCAGAAATTATATCGCGAGGGAGTAGCTTGAAACTTGGTGATAGTGGTGGCACAGTAGAGACTTGTGTCATAACAGTGCCAAGGAATAACAGCATAGCAATGTTATATCAAGGCGCACCCCCAGAACTGGATTCAGTAAGGGTACAGGTGTTTAGAGTACACGGGGAAATGCAAAACAATGATTTTATAAAAATATTGGACGGCGTAGTGAGCCAAGTAAGATTCTCTGGTAGTTTTGCAGAACTAACAATTACAATAGAGAATGTATTAAACAGATATATTCCAAGAGGTACAATATCTTATCATTGCCAGAATTGCATATATGATAGCAAGTGTAGACTAGATAAAGCCGCACACGCATATACATATTATGTAGATAACATAGAGGGCTTGACAATTCATGCGTCGGATTTGAAGTTGCAACCAACTGATTTCTTTACAGATGGATTTTTACAAATGGGTAATAGTGTAAGAGCAATCGTGAAACATGAAGGAGAGTCAGTGAGAATAAAGTACCCTATAAACAAATCACAGCAGGGTGCAACATTCATAGCATACCCAGGTTGTAGTGGGTTGTTCTCAAATTGTGCAAAACGATTTGGTAACACTGACAATTTTAATGGAATACCATACATTCAGCCATATAATGCGTTTAAGCATCCAGTAGATACGGGAGCATACTGGATAGACAATGTAGTGATAAAGAGAGATACTTTTGGATATATTGGACAAATGTCTTTATAAGGAGGTGGGCAGATGTCAAAGCAATCAACATCAGCAGGGTCACATGGAATGTCTCCTTGGCTTGGTTGGGGTATTAGTACACTACTCTTGCTATTCTTGAACAGAGGGGATAACGGAGATGAAGATACATCCCCGCAACAGCCATCAAAATTTACAGATTCAAATGTCAATACTATTGGTAATCCTGTTCCAGTGGTATTAGGCAGAGCATTGATAAAGAATCCAATTATTTCATATTATGGAGATTTCAGAGCAGATATATACACAGAAGATTATGGTATGCACAGTGATTTGGATGCGGCATCTATAATATGGCCTATCCTTTTGAGCATTATAGCAACTGTGCTTATGCCTGTAGAACATCCAGAAAAGGGTGTCGTTACAAGTGGTTATGGTGCAGGAGGCAACACAGTAGGTACATCGACTGATACACAGAATGGTATAAAAAATCAGCTTATTGTTATGTCCGTACTAAATGCCTTGATAACACTTCTTTTATGGTTGTTCAATAATCATGCGGGAAGAACAACAATCCAGAAAGGATTTAAATATTATCTTGGTTGGCAACATATTATTTGTTGGACAGGTGAGAATATCGGAATAAAAAGATTATGGATGGATGTTTACGATAGTGATGTGGAGGCATCCACCCAGATAGGTGTCTGGGATAATAACAGTCATGTTGCTTGGGAAGTAGATAACATGAATGGTATTACGGCACATATTGAAGATGAGGATATGTTTGGTGGTGTTGATGAAGGTGGCGGCTTTATAGGAGACGTAAGATTTTATTTTGGCAATATAGGTCAACCAAAAGACCCTTGGATGGTAAAAGAAATGACTGAATCTGCGGCAATTCCTGCTGACCTAAAAGGATTGACACCTCAATATCCAATGTACCTCACATGTGTTATATCAGACAAAAGTATGGAATCTGGGGCATATATAGGGAAACAGGCAACTGTTCCCGAAATGTGGTTTGAGGTAGTAAATTATCCAGATGGTGTAGCAAAGCAGACAGAACAGTTTAGGTTGCAGAGGTTTAAGGAAAGATTGATAGCTTATTGGGAAAATGTTAATAGCTTTATGCTGAAACAAGACCCAATGGTACAAAATTATATGCAACCTTATATGAATCAGATATTGGCTGATGGTACTGCAGTTATAGGAGCGTCAACGATAGCAGATGCAGACACATTATGTCCCGCATTGGTGCAGAGCATCACAAATGCTTATCAGAATAGCCCACAGGCACTACAAAATTTGTTCTATGAGGCGGCATATCCAATGTATGTATTGGCTAGTCGTGGCGTATGGAAATTGGGTAGATTAGGAGATGACTTAAATCCCGCAGAGGCTATATATGAAATATTGAAAAATGATTATTGGGGATGTGCCTATAAAGAAGATAGAATAGACATAGAAAGCCTTGCAGTATTGGGAATGATTTGTGAAGACGAGCAAATTGGTATCTCGTGTCTTATCAATAGGGTGTCACAGGCGAACGATTACATTACGAAAATATTGGCACATATAAATGGTGTAAAGTATGATGACCCAACAACAGGAAAACTGACATTCAAGTTAATCAGAAATGATTATGACATAAATAGGATACAGTTCTTTGACGAGTCGAATTGTGAAAGCTGTGAGTTTTCAAGATTGGATTGGTCAGAAACAACATCCGCAATATCACTTAATTTCACGGATGCAGAAGAAAAATATGAGACCAGTTCATTCTTGCAGACAGATATATCAAACACTCTAATTACTAAAACATACACTGAAAAGCAGGTCGATGGAGAATATTTTACAACAACAGCAAATGCAAGATGGATGGCACAAATGTGCTTGTTGTCAGCAGGTTATCCGTTGGCGGCAATAAACCTAGTGACCAACAGGAGAGCCTACAATGTAACTATAGGTGACCCAATAAAAGTAAGCTGGGAGCCTTATGGTATAGAGCAGATGGTATTCAGAGTAACAGATATAGATTACGCTACATTGACGGATGGAAAAATATCTATTACGGCAGTAGAAGACGTATTCGGATTTGATAAGTTGGACTTCACGTTTAGTAGTACCCCTGCATGGACAGACCCAGAGAAAGTACCATTTGATATTGCGAGGTTCTTGTTCATTGAAGCACCCTTCGAGTTTACACATTCACTGAATACATATATGTACGCTTTTGCGGCGAAACCATCACAGTATACGATATATTGGGATATTTGGCGCGAAGTAGGTGACATATATAGTATATCAGCAAAATCCTCAACATGGTCAACAGTTGGACGATTAGTATAT